TGCATAAACGGCATATAAATTTGGAGTTCCACCGCCATTTACAATCATGTCTTTTAAAGATTCCATAACTTCACGGTCGGATGCAATCAAATCTTGAAGTTCGGCTTTAATATATTCCTTATCTTCAATGGTATACTTTTGTGTCTTTATACCTTCTTTGACTTCTTCAATCTTTTCATTAGCAGTTGAAATCACAGACTTAACCTGTGATTCTGCTTCTTCAATATTGAATTCTTCTTTTAAATTATCAAAAACTCCCATAAATTCAAATATAGTAAATTTATTTAAATATATTTATATTAGTAATTTATTCCGATTTCTTCTTCTGTCAATACCTTGAAAACAAAACCATGTTCTCTACACCATCTACGAGCTGCTTGCCACTTAGAATTATTAACTCTTAGAACATTGCAACGTTCTTGCCAAGCATTTAACGCTCTTTGACTTCTGACTTTAGGCGGGTCAGGATAAAGAATCTGACCACATTCATCAAGTCTCGGCATTTGAGATTTTGGTTTTACTTCAAGAATATATTTTACTATCTTGCCTGTCTTTTCCTTACAAACAAAATAGAAGTCGGTAATGTAAGTGTGTTGCTTACCATCGACTTCTGATATATATGGAACTTTTAAAACTTCCGAACCCCATTCAAGTATTGAATCATACTTATCACAGAATTTCATAAATTTTAATTCCCAACTGCTACGATATGTAATCGTATTGCATTTACTTCCCATTGCACCATTTATGTTTATACATTTCTCTGGTTTTGTTGGGTTGTATATACCTTGTGTATAACTTTTACCGTATATAGACATAAAATATAATAAAATATTTTTGGTTCTTATAGAAAAGGGATTTTTTCTATAATTTTCGCATATTTTATTTATATTCTATTTTAGAGAAAATAAGCCATTTTCTGACCATTCTATATTTAACAGAACTTTATTCAAATTATATGTCTGTGGTAAATCCATATAACATACTGGAATACAACTAGCACTATTAGCTGGAAAATTTCTAAATGCTAATGGATTTTTCTTTTTAGTAACTGGATCAATTTCTTCTGTTACTAAATTACCATTATTGTTATATAATGTCTCTCTTTCTCCATTATACCAAGTTATGAATAATGTTCCACCTACCATATTTACTGGAGGAATGTCAAATTGTCTTACTGGAGATTTAACATTCATTTGATTTTCCACCAATGGCAATTCTTTAATATTATATGCGGCATATTCAGTTGGGTTATATCCGCTGGTAAAACCATATTCTGATTCAAAATACGGTTTTAAACCAGATGTCCATGTACTTTCTACGTCTTTATGAAACCCATTTTTTGCTTCCAAATTACTACGTACTTTTTCTATATTATAATCATTTGTTGGATTCATAATTGGATCATAATAATTATGAACAGTATCTAATGTTGTATCATTAACATAATAATCATAAGAACGATAATTATAGTCTCTATCAACTATACAACCTTGCGGATATTGTCTTTTTGAAAAAATATAGGCAGAAGCAGGAATATTTAAAAAATTTTCAGATTGATAACAATCTTCAGATGGTAATCCATCTTCGCTGAAAACGTTTTCTCTTTGTAATAAACCTAAATTAGCTACATAACTAATCATTTTACTACTATCATTTCCATTTGGATTTGGAAAATAAGTACGAAGATTCGCATCTATTTTTTTACTTCCGGAAAAATTTCTACCTTTTGGACATAACCATGCATCAAAATATATGCTATTATATAAATCAGCATTTTTACCAGAGCCGGTTTTAAACAAAAGATATTTAAATGAATTAAATACATATGGTTTGCTCATTAGTCTATCTCCAAAAGTAATCCACTAGTTTGATTTATTAATGTATTATATCTTTCTTTAGATTCAGTTTCAAAATTAACTGATGGATATGCACTTAATGTCCATGATGTTCCTACAGTGCATTCACCTAAACCAACATCAATATACATTACTGGTTTTTCTTTACTATCTCTAATATATATACCTTCAAAATCGTCTGCAGAAAAACCACTAGTAATCCACTTATATTCATTTCTTGTTTTTTGTGCCGAAACAAAACAGCCATTTAATAAAGAATCTTGACTTAATGTTTTACCAATATTGAAAACATTACTGCCATAATGAATCTTATCATTATATTCTATATGACCACTTGTATTTGGCATTCTAAACCAGAATCCAGTTTTATCATTTTTATAATCAAACTTAACATCTAAAGGTATACCATTTTTACAATCAGTATATAGATATGGTGCTGATTTTTCATAAGTATATTTATAATAGTTTAATAACTGGTCATCTTGAGTTGATACATTTTTATTAGCTTCATTGACATTGTTTTTAATAGCGTCTGTTCTATTATACAAATATGTCATATTAAAACCATCGGGATCATAACCAGTATAATTTTCTCCAGTAGCAACTAATCCTGGATTATCAACATGAGTTGATATAGCTAAATTATTATAAAATTTACCTCTTATACCTAATTTATACCATGGATCTGGATATGTAATATTATCTGGATTATTATCTTTTATAGTATATAATGCATAATTTAATGATATATAATTATAAGCATATGGTGCACTTACTGGCCATTCATTAATATAATGAACTGTGAATTGAGGTTCTTGTGCTGCAACTTTTTCAAATTGTGTTTGCCAATTAAGTTCTTCTATTGTTACATTACTTAAATTTATTGCAGTTTCATTCATACCTTTAGAATTATCTGCTATAATTACTAAATCTGGATTTGCTGGTAATGTAAGTGGTGTTAGACTACCAGCTGGATAAAATGTTAATTCTTCTCCTTCTAATGGGCCATAACATTGATATTTTTTACCATCATCAGCTAATACTACTCTATTCGTATCCATAAAGAAATGAGCTTTCTTATATGCAATAGTTTCTGCAGTATCTGAACTATCGATAATAGCATTTATATTTTCAGCAAAATAACCTGTTGCTGCCAAACTAAAATCAGTTGTTGTTTGTGTTGGATCAGCTGCTGCAATAAATTCAAATCTATTATTTTCTGCAACCCATCTATATTTTGCAACAACTTTTTTACGTGAAATTGCTGGAACGGGCGGAATTTGAGTCCAATTTTGAACTGTTCTTTCTGCGTCAGCAAATCCTGTAAAATATTCAGTAATTGGAATTACTTCTGATTTAGTAATATTTAAATAATTATGTATACTACCAATGCCACGACCTGGTTCTCTCCACTGATAATCATGTCTATCATTATTTAAATCACCATATCTACCGTTATCGACATAAGAAATTATATAGAATCCTTCAAATGTACTATCAGGTGGCCATGGTCTTGGAGTATCTACTGCTGCTGCATCTTGTTCAGTAAATACATCGAATGGAATAACAAAAGTATTATACCGTTCATCATCTGATGTATAATCACTGTATATTGAAAATCCATAATTTATTTTAATTTGAGGAACATATAAACGTTCATTATAATGTCCTCTCCAACCAAACTTATGAGAAAGCTGAACTAATCTACCTTCTTTTACACCAGTTCTGTTAGAATTACAACCATTTTCTTGTGATAGAAGTGCAGAAACTTTATAAAGTTGATTAATTTTAGCAACTTGAGCATCTCTATCACCACCTGGAATAGGAACATCTGTAAATGGCATATATTGGAATGCCTCTTCTTCTATAGTCATGTATACTTCTTTAACGTTATTTGCTAACTGATGGTCAGCGGTAACACCATCATAAACATAGAAGTCAGATTGTGCCTGATTAAATGCTGGATTTTGTGCCGTAAATGCTACTTTTTTAAATCCATGCCCTAATTGATCTCGTAAATAAGTCAAATCATGATTTGGAACGAGCTCTAAGTCTGAACCAAAATATGGATATGTAGTTAGAACTTTATTTGCTGCATAATCTAAAGCATTACGAGAGTTATAACCAACTGCCGTAGCTGCTTGAGTTATTGCACCATTACATTGGAAAATATCACCAACAGCATCCATATTTGCATTTACTGCTGTTGCACACCAAGCTGGTTGAATTTGTGCTGCGGCTGGATATTTAACTGTTGTAAAAACTTGTGCTGCTTGTTGATAATTATTATTAATCTGGCAATTTTCCCAATAAACAAGTTTTGATGCCATTAAACCAACGTCAATTGAGAAGTTTTCAGAATATGGCGTATTTAATCTATCAATAATACTATTTGGAATACCACCTGCTGCAGCAAATATATTATAGTTACCGGTAACATGATTAACAGTATCATCTATTGCACAACCACCAACACCAGGTAAATCTAATTCTGTATTAATTGACCAGAAATTAGGATTAGAGAATGGTGCAGCAAAATTTTGGTCAACACCAAAAATACCAACATGAGAATATGTATTATTATTTTCTAATGGAGTACCAACATTTTCAAATAATGTTGAAATAACAGATGGCGTTGCCAAATAAGTAGGTTTTAATTCAGCAAATAACGGTGAAGCAACACCGTACATCCAATATTGATAATTATTAACTCCTTCTGATTCAATACAATATGGAGAACATTTTAATACACCGTCTTCAGCAGCAAAATATTCAGCATAACCAAAAGTACCATTTGTTACTTTAATACATCTATTTTGCGGATTATTTATTTCATGAGTATAATTCCAGAAATCACCAATATTAGAAGTATTAAGCTCCATCATTGCAGCAAATGTTCCAAATCTATTATCAAAATAATAGTCATCATACATTGGGGTATCAAGGCTATCTCTGAAAATAATATTATTTTTATTATTTAAATGAGCAACAACATTAGTTATTGTAAGTCCAGGAGCTCCATAGTTACCTTGAACAACACAAGCGCCAAACAAACCACCAATATTTTTAATACTCTTCTTTGGGAATACATAATCAACGCCATTTAAAGTATTATATTCCCAATCACGCTTATAATATGTTTTTTGTTTTAAATCAGTAGAAGTTTCTGGAACATCATATGCACTAATACAACTACATATATTTGAAAGATTACCATAATTTTGCATACCAGCAATACCACCCATGAAACCAACAAAGGTTCCAGACGTATATGCAGAACATGATACACAAACATTATTAACAATACTATTATTGTTACCAATTAATGGTGAAACATAATATGCTACTCTATTTTGTTGAGATAATTTTATAGACTTATTAAAATATTGTGCATATTTTAATCTATTATATATTTGTGGACTTAAACCGTATTGATTTCTAAGATATGTACCATTAGGATCATATCCCAATAAATCTGATGGTTCTACTAAATATAAACCATTAGAACAAATTTGTCCAGCTTTTTTACCTGCCATTTGAGCAGCTTTATCAATAATAGTTCCATCATACCACAATACATTAAGACGATTCTTAACATAAGTATTATACATGTAAAAATACGAATGTGTCTCATCGCTAATATTTGGACGAGAATCAAAATAATACCATTCCAATGGTGATTGAATAGCATTTGTATCTTGAGTTATACCTTCATAAATAACTGGAGATTCAGTATTCCAATAGAATTGAATATTACCTTGTGCATTATATCCAGAAAATGTTGCAAAAACACCTTCATTGAAATAACCAATGTAAGGAATAATATTACCTGGATTATCATAACAATAATAATTTGGATAATATTCAAAAGTTGTAGTTGATTGAGCTTGGTCCTTATTATCAGTCTTCATTTTAGAATGATACATTTCAGGAACAAATTTTGTAAAAATAACATTACCATTAAGATTTACATTTTCTATAGCACCATTATTTTTACCACATAATATACCAGCATAAATGTTAGAACCATCAGTTGTTAAATGTGTTAATGAAATTGCTTTTTTACATCTTAAAATATTAACACCATCAATTCTAACAGTAGAAACTATACCTTCTGTACCAATATAACCGAAAATACCATTAACATCTTCTTGACAGTCAAGAACTATATTAACGAATTTAAAACCATTACCATAGAAAACACCTTCAAATGGCTGTGCTGGATTTGAACCAATTGAAAAATTGATTATTTTAAAATCAGAATTATTATCAATAGATGTATTTGCTATTGAATCAATTGTAAAATCTTGTTTATTAACACCAATATTATCACCTAATACGATATTAATTTTATTATCATAAATTGTGCCATTAACCTTTTCTGCACACCATTTTAATTCTTCTGCTGTATTTACATAATAAAAACCACGGAATACAACTTTATCTACAATATTATCGCCAACTGCTTCTTTAACTGTATGGTCAGGTCTTGTAAAATTATAAAAAATCGTACGGTCTTCATTAGCACTAAAGAACAATTCTTTTAAATGTTCTTGCCCTGGAAATATAGTTAAAAAATATTCAAAATTTTCTTCAGTAACAAAAAATGGTTTTGACTTTAAATCAGTGGTTTCAAGTTTTTGATAAATATAATTTTCCAAAAACATATTTGTTTTAAAATTGTCAAAATCATAAATTTCATCTTTATGATTTGCTTGATAAAACAATTTAAGATCACTACTACTTTTAATATACTCAAGTTTACCATCAAATTCTGCAGTAAATGACTTATTTACTGGGAACAATGTCCAAGTATCTGATAAAGGCACTTCGCCTTCAATTATTCTTCTCTTAAAATCATTAAAAATAAAAGATTCCATTTATTTACCACTTTTTAGCGTAATCAGGTGTCTGAGTTTCTTCTGTTGTAACATTTGGTCTATGAACTGTGAAAGAACACTTCATAGAATTTTCTTTATTTATATTATGTTGTTCAAACGTTTTAGTTGTATCAAGCATATTAGTATAATCAATAGAATAATCTGTATCGTCATTAGTTGTTGGCGGTTTTTCTCTTAACCAATCATTTTCTATTGTCTTATTATTACCAGAACCAAAATAATTAGCACATAATGAATTAATCCATGATGCGGCAGTAAAGTCATTATCACCCATCATTCTAAATTCAGGTGTATCACCACTTTTATAAAATCTTTTTCTAAATAATCCGCCTTCATCTTTTGCAAAATAATATGCATTGCCATTATCAGCATTCCAATAAAATGTTGTAGCTAAAAATATATCACCTGATGGTAATCGCCAAACAGTAGGAATACCAGTTGATACTGGGTATCTTACATTTGCTTGTGCATATGAACCTAAATAAGTTCCAATTACTTTTTCTGCGGTAAATGGATTATATAAAGTATTCCAACGTATTGTCTGGAAATTGTTTTGGTCATTTATTGTATATTTTGTATTTTTCTGTAATCTAAAACCTACAATATGTTGTAATCTAAATGGCAATAATGAATCAACATGATCTTGATATACATTTTGAACCAAACCACGTATTTGCGCAATATCATTTTTACCAAAATAAAGTTTTTCATATATATGCTTATCTGTTCCAGGAATAAATGTATAATTAGATAAATAATATCCTCTCGCATCTAATAAAAATGGTTCTTGGAATTTACGAATGCAAAATAAATCTTGCGAGATTGAAAAAGGATCACTAGCTATTGTTTCATTTGCAATACTAATCCAACCATTCTTACCATTCCAAACACTCAATGTAAAAATATTAAGTGCTTCATGGCCATTTGTTGAAACCATATAAGTACACCAGTTCTTTAATTCTTCTAACCAGAACCACTTTATTTCAATATTGGTGTTTGTTCCATTTGCATTATAATAACCCTGCTTATCTTTTTCAACACTACCATGTGTTCCATCAGAAATCTTATTATAATATTCAGTTGGAGTAATAAAATTATCGGATGCTATTTTTTCATCAATATTATCATTAGTATCTGTTGTTTCCGGATCTATTGGTATTTTTGTCTTATCAATAGTTGAATTAGCATCAAATATTTTTCCAGTCGCAAATGGTATTGCTGGAATTTCACCATTAATCAAATCAACATATATATTAGCCATACATAAATATTTATAAATAGAAAAGTGTTTATTTTAAAGGTGAAATTATGAAAATTGCAGGTTTAGACTTATCCATTACCAGTTCTGGCGTCGTTATTGAAGAAGTTAACGATAAATTTAATATTCAGAATTTAGAAAGACATGGATTTACAACTGTTCAGAAAAATGCTATATTACCAGGGTTGGTCTTTTATAGCTATAAAGATTACAATAACGTATATCAACGTTATAGTTTCTTGGAAGATACTATTTTAGAATGGTGTAAAGATTGTGATTATATAGCAGTTGAAGCCTTTGCTTTATCTCGCGGTAAAAGCGGTAAAGTCTTCGATTTGGCTGAATTTGAAGGATATATTAAACAAATTCTCTTTAGAGAAGGTAAAAAACTCAGATTTTATCCGCCTAACCAAAATAAAAAGATTTTCTCTACTTATGGTAATGCTGATAAAATTAGAATGAAAAATACTCTTCTTGAAATGAATGAGAAAAAGAGTTATGGTAATATTTTGTTGGATATTTCTGACTTACCCCCAGTAAAAGATGGTAAGAAAGGTGCAGCTCCAACTTCTGATATTATTGACGCATTCTCACTTTGTGAATCTTTACGACTTGAATTGAAACTTAAATTTGGTATAGAAAACCTAAATAATCAACCAAAATATATTCAGGAAGTTTTTATAACCAAGACTGATGAACATCCACTTGGACTAATAGCTTCTGATTTTATCTATAAATAATATAGGATAAATTATGATTGATAAGATTTTTCTTGACATGGACGGTGTTATTGTTAATTTTCGCGGACAATGCGAAAAGTATGAATGTATTAATGGTAACAAGGTCAACTGGGAAGTAGTTCACCAAGGAGGACCAGAATTCTGGGAAGAAATGGAGTGGCTTCCTGAAGGTAAAGAACTTTATGAATGGATTTTAAAACTCTGTGAACAAGAAAATATAGATTTATTTATCTTAACTTCTGTAAATTTCACAGACGGTAAGATTGGTAAACTGAATTGGTTAAAGAATAATACCAAAATTGATAAACATCACATTATTATTACAAATCTTGGTAAAGAAAAAGAATATTATGCTGATGAAAATTCCGTATTGATTGATGACTTCAGAAAAAATTGTGAAGCATTTGCAAATGGTGGTGGTCAATTTGTTAAATATGAAACACCAAGACAAACAAAAGATGATTTAATTACATTACTTGGTAAGAATTAAAATTTAAGGTTACTCGTTTGAGTAACCTTTTTAATTTAACCATTCTTTAAAACATATCGTTGTATGTTAGGAGCAATTCTAATACTTTGTGTTAGTGCTTTATCTAAACGACGAGAAAACATATTGCCTAAACTTTCATCAGCCTTTACAAGTTGCTTATAGAATTCAACTGCATCTTTCCATTCTGGAAGTTCAAGTAATTCTTCTTCTTCATATTTATCTTCTTTAATCATTCTATTTGCAATCTTCTTAGCGACATTATCAACAATATTTTGAACCATTGCATCAGTCAACTGAACATCAGATTCCATATTAAAATTCTTCTGTAAATTTTTATTAAACATAGAAGTAGATGCTTTCTGACTTGTATATCCAGATGAAGCTTGAGCATTAAAATCTCTTGCCATTGCATTAGTAATAAGGCCTAATGATAATGCAATACCAGCAATCCATTGAGCCATCTTACCTTCGTTTAAAACGGCATAGCGATGTTCATTCATAATTCTAACTGCTTCATCATATCTTTCTTGTTCTGTAATTTCTCTCTTTTTAGTAGAAAAATAATCACTAAAAGATTGTTTTGGAAGAGTTTTAAAGATTTTTCCGTATTTTTTATTCATTTCAAATTCTCCAATATTCTTTATTATTTATAAATAATGTATGGCAGTTCAATCTTATGCTTCTGAATTTTCTAAACTATTTAAACAGGGTAACTGTTCAGTCCAAGGTAAGGACTGGACAGCTCCGAGATATTTTGACGGTATGGAAAATGACTGTTATAAGGCAGAAGCAGCATTACTTTCTGAACTTTCTTCTGAAGCATATAATATGTTTGGATTTGAAGTTCAATATTATTTAAAAAACATTGATACTAAAAAAGACAGATTATATGGTGAAGACCCATTGGCAAATGTAGAGCGTAGATTCTTGTTAAAAATGTATACTGAATCTATACCGACAATGCAGAGACAATATGAACTTCAGGGTATGATTTTTCCAGAAATTATAACATGTCAATGCACTGTTCAACATTTCTATGAAGCATCTCAGCTTTCATATCCAGATATGAAGGATATTTACGAAGCTGAGGTTCCAAAGATTGGCGATATTGTTTATATCGAATATTCAGACACTTATTATGAAGTAGTTAATGTAAAGGAATTTGCTGAACAGACAACATTCTTGTCTACTCCAATTACTTATACATTCAAGTTACGTGTCTGGCACAACAATCATGAAAACGTTGATGAACTCAATGTTAATAATGATCCAATGGATGAATTTAGAAAGTATGCAGAACTTGCAGAAACATTTAAACTTGATACTTCTACTTCTACAACAGACAAAACAAGTGAAGTCGCGCCTGAATCTGATATGTTATCTACAAATACAGATGCAATGACTGATACTGATATTAACAATGAACCAAAAGATAATGTTCCGACTAATGTCATATATAAGTCTGAAGAAATTAAAGAAGAGAATCCACAATACTATGATCCTTTTGAGGGTTGGTAATCTATGGGACTTGTAAATATTTTTAATATACAAAGGCTTAGACCACATATCAATTACAGATTCAGTGCTGAAATCTGGCCTAATGCTGCTGAAGGTGATAAAATTGAAGAGTATACTAAATTCCAGTATACTATTAAGAAGATTACTCAACCAGTATTTAAACTAGATACCGAAAATAAAAAGGTTTACGGTAATACTGCATATGTTGTTCCTATCTTTAAGTATGGTGAAACTTCATTAGAAATTACTTTTGAAGAAACAGATAAGATGGAAGTCTTTAAACAATTATGCACTTGGATGGGACCGAATCTCTATAAAGGATATTTACCTCCACTTATCAATATACGTGTCACGCAATTTAATGAATCAATGGTAGACGTTGTTGATAAAAAGGTTTATATATGTCGTTTAAAAGAACATGGAATGCCATCTTTCAATAATAACGGATTTGGTAGTCCAATCGAAATTACTGCTACATTTAATGTTGTTTACATAATGGATGAACCATTAACATTAGAACATTATAATGATAATGATGAAATAAGTAGATATACTACTGAATATACATTGCCCGATAATAAAGCACTTAATGATGCTCTTAAAGAAACACTCAAAAATCATAAAAATGCTGATTCTGCTAATAAAGTATTGAAAGCTGAACGTGCATTGGCTGATAAGAGAATCGATGAATTGGCTAATGAAAACTTAGATTTAAATGAATATATGATGGAACGTCTTGCTGTTGCTTATGCAAAAAGTATGGAAAATGCTTCTCCTGAACAACTTGCTCTTATGCAGCAAATTGCTGAAAGTAAAGGTGGAAGCACAATGGCAAATCAGACCGAAACTCTATTAAATTTCTTGAATGCTAATATTCGTGCTGAACATGGTGAGAATACAAAAAAATCTGTTGCTGGTGCTGATTATGAATTAATTGAATTTAATGCCGCAAATGGTGCGGATATTTATGAAACTGAAGCTGTAGAAAGATTCTTAAAATTTACTAATGCTGATGAAGAAACAGTTGCAGAAATTAGTGACATTTTATATAAGATGAATGAAAATACTGCTAGAATTAATGAATTGAATAAACCAGTATCTGATGCTGATTCTCTTGCTAAAGAATTACAGAAAGATTATGCAACTGAAGATGATTTGAATAGAGCAATTAAAGAAGCTGTTGGTATGGAAGTTGAAGCTCCTAAGAAAGAAACTACACCTACACGTAGTAGTTATAATGGTAATGACCCATTAATAGGTGCTATTGCTGCTTCTTATGAAAAAGAAGTTACTGCTAGGGAAGGTGAACGTGGACACGTATTCTTCGATATGCTTGATACTGGTGGTGCAAGAGGTACAATTAACCTAGGTTCTGGTTCTTCTGAAGGTGCTAGAGGATATAGTGACCTTGGTGAAATTACTGTTAACATCAATGGTGTTACAATGCAGTTCAAAGATTCTGCTTCACTTAACAAGGCTGTTCAAGAAGCATTTGGCGGTAAAGAAGCAATTGTCGACGTATTTTTAGCAAATGGTGGTGGTAAAGGTTATACTACTAAAGAAGAACGTAAGAAAGCAAACTTGAAAGGTGCTAAAGAAGGTCTTAATCAATTACTTGAAGCATCAGGTGGTGTTATTACGGACGACTATGGTAATAAATCTGTAGTTAAGCTTGATAAAGGTAAGGGTATTTATCTAAATATTCAGCTTGATGAAAATGCTTCTCAGAGAGTTAGTGATAAGAATATGTTAGTAGATACCGCTGGTTGGTCTGAAAGCACTAGACAAACAGTTATTAATAGCAATCAAGGCTCTGCTAATAAGACAGTTCAAGGTATGTTACACTTCGAACATGCTTATAGTGGATTTAAGGCTGTTTGGAACCAGTTTAATAAGGATGAAAGTAATGTTCAGATGCTTAATGAAGATATTAAACGTGGAACATTCAGTCAAGCTACATTGGATGAATTATCCAGAAGTGTTGATAAGTTAAAAGTTAAAGATAAAACTAAAGCAAGCTTTAAACGTGTTATTAGGGAATATGGTTATCTAAGCTAAAAAATCAGACTTTTTGCTATTCTTTAGTTTACAAAATTTTACAATCAATCTATATTTGATTCCATAAATTCCAAAGTCTAATTCCTCGGAGCGAAGACCAATCCAATGGAACTGTCGGTAGAGGGTTAGCCATTAAAGATACTAGAACTGTGTCTTTCATTTATATGATCCGGTATTAACGGATAATGGAATGTTCATCGAAATACTGTATAGCAAGCAGTATATTTAGCCGCCATTGGTAGGGCGAGATATAGCCGGAGTACAGGATGACCGACCCGTAAGCTCGTTTGTAAATCCACTTAGTCGAAGACAGATGTACTAGTCTTTTGCCTATTTCCTTAAATAGGCTTATTGTCTCTACAGATATTTTGAACGTGTGTATAGATAGATATTTAAAATTTATAAATATATAAAATTGTTTAAATATTAAAGGTGAAAATATGAAATCAGAAAAGTTAGATTTGAATAATATTACTCAAAGTAATGTTGGAGAAGTTTCTAATCAGTTAAGTACTCAACCACCTAAAGGTGCAGTAATGTTGGATAAGAGTTTATTACCGTCAAGAGGTAAATTCTATCCAGAAACAATTTATGTAAAGAAATTAAATACTTTAAATATTAAGAATCTTGCTACAATTAATGAAAATAATATTAATAATGTCATTAATAACGTTCTTTCCAATTGTTTATGGGGTATTGAAACAGGTAAGATTCTTACAGGTGATAAGATTTGGTTAATTTATTACCTTCGTGCTTTCACTTATGATGATATCCCGTTCATTCTTCGTGGAACTTGTGATAATTGTGGTAATATTAGAAATTATAAGTTCTTCCTCAAGAATCTTGATGTTACATATCTTGACAAGGATGTTCCAGAATATATCGAATTGCCAAATAAGGATAAGATTACAATTACTTATCCAACAATCGCTACTGAAGGTGCAATCAATCGTTTAAAGAATGACCAAAATATCATGATTGAAATCAATCCTGAACTTCTTGAACTTTCTAGCTATATTCTTAAAGTAAACGATACTAAGATGTCTTTGTATAAGGCTTATGAATATATTTGTGATATGGATGCAAAGAGCTTCAGTCATTTTACAAATGAAATGGCAGAATTGCTTTTCAGTGCAAAGCCAGTAGCAAAGTTTAAGTGTGATTCTTGTGGTGAAGATATTTTACTTCCAATGCCA